CAACAGCATCCTTAGTCATAACAAACTCACCAGGAGTCAGCATAGCAGGAACACTATCTGTATTACCAGACCCAGGAACTAATCCACCCTCGGCCATTTTATATGCCCCAGGTTCTTTTATGTTCTTTATATCACCAGCAGAAGGATCTTGTTTCTGTCCTGTCTCTTGATCAACTGCGTCTTGTTTCTTCGTATCTTGTTCAAGTTTCTTTGCATCCTTTTCAGTTGCTTTACCAAATCCAAAAAGTTGCTTTACTGTATTAATAAGTTTGGGAAGGAACACTGCTACCAAAGCAATTGCTCCTAGTATTAATCCTGCTGGACCCAACATCGACCCTGCAAATAAAAGAAGTCCCGTTAGTATTGCAGGCCACCAGTCCTTAATAAACCTAAAGATACTAGAGACCTTTTTTTTATTAGCAGAATCACTAAACCATCCAACAAGTTCTATCACTGCCTTAGCAAGAAACAATTTCTTTATCCAATCTACGATCTTCATAAGACCATCTTGCACAGGAGCAAGTGCTTTCTTTGCTCCAGACAATGCACTCTTACCTAAGTTCTTACCACCTTCGGTAAGTTTCTCCTTTAAATTTCTTTTCTTTTTTTCATCTGCTAAAGCATCATCATCTGCCTGACCCTTATCCAGTTCCTGCTGTCTTAATAATGTCTCCGAAATAGAAGTAACAGAATTCTTAATACTTTCTAAACTACTCTCTAAACCCCCACCAGATAAACTTTTGAGGTTATCTGCTAGGTCTACGGACTGTGCTTGAAATATATTTTTTAACAGCGTAATCTTCTTAGAGTTAACAGCAACTTGTTTGGCTAAACTAGCTCCTGCTTTTTTTCCCATAAATTTACTAGTATCAACTTTAGCCATTAGCGTTTTGTTGCTGCTGTTTTAATTTTTCTTCCTCAAGATGTTGTTGAAGAAGTGCCACATAGATGTCTCGTTCCCAAGGCATCATATTTTCAATCTCTGTTAAGCTGTATTTATGGTATTGCATTAGAGAAAAATTTAGCTTATAATAATTCTCCAGATCCATATGGATCATGCCTATGCGAAAAAAGCGGCAAGACCCTCCAACGTCACGTCACTTTCAACTTTAGTCTCAGGATTGGTTACTTTAATAGTATGAGATAACTTAGGCATTGTCTCAAAGAACTTCTCAATCTCTTTAAACTGAGATGAATTCATTTGCTCAAGGAAGTCACTCATTTCTTTCTTAGAACAATCTTCTGATGCCCAAACTTCATCTGCACTATAAAGTTTATCAATACAAGATGCAATTAAATCAAATGATTGTTCCATCTGATTTGTTTCCTTCATATCAAAATTGGATTTGATAAATTGATCCAAGGATGGATACTTCATCTCCATCATAATAGTATCATCAAGTTTAATCTTATTAGTATGCCCCTCAGTCTTATGACATTTAATATCATCTAGATCAATAGTAACACTCACTTCTGTCTTCTCATCATCAGGACAGATAATATTAACATCAAGTTCCTCTCCTACAGACTTACCTCTAATATTAAGGAACAAAAATTCAATATCAAATGTAGGAAGATTCTCTACTTTAATACCTCTTGTTTTAATACACGACTTAATCACTGCCTTGATAGCAGTAGTAATCTGTTTAGTATCCTCACTTTCTAAAGCAAGTACAAGAAGTTTCTCCTCCTTAACTAGAAAAGGTCGATACTGAACCGACTTTCCTGATGATGGCAACTCAAGTTCATAAGTTGGCGTAGCAATCTTTGGTAATGGCATAACAAATATAATATTATGTGTATTTTATTTAGCGACCTAACCGCGAGTTAATAAATTTCCAATAGCATTTCCAGCCATCTTAGCGGCCATAGTTGGAACACCCCCAGGATTAAATCCAAAACCACCACTATTAAATAGTGATTGTGCTAAAGGATCTAAGAACTCTGCAAGTAATCCATTACCAGACTCCATATAATATCTACTATATGCAAACGAAACATTACACTTCAATAAATCAGAAGCATCATATGTTACTGGCATAGAAGAAATAGATAATGGAAAACAATTTACAAACCCATAGGTAAGTGGTTTTGATCTCCTTGCTGAATACATATTCTTTTCAAACTTAGTAATCTCTAAACTTCCCTTATAACTATTCGGGAACTTCATCCTATAGAAAAAGTTTTGATCACTAGATTTTCCTGTTGGACCACCTTTAGCATTCTCATTCGTAATATATTTAATCCACCCTTCAAAAAATCTTATAGGTAAATACTGATCTGCATCACAATAAAAAGTTAAATCAATACGATCATCAAACTGTCTTCTATATGCATGTCTCTCTGTAACACCACTAAAATCATTTAAGATTTCTGATGTTGCTAACTGTGATCCAGGTAATGAAGTCTCGCAACACATTAAATTTAATCTGTCTGCATCATGATAAGCACCACTCTCACTAAGAAACCTATTAAAGGAACCGTCTTCCCTTGATGGTTTCCCAATAACAACCTGGAAATGTGAAGTAAGAGCAGGGTTTAATAACTTATGCTTTACTTCTGAAATAGATCTTGGTCTTGGACTAACTGATGGCATTTGATAAATATTATTTGACCTTATATATTATGTATGCAAGTTAATGGCAGAAAGTATTAAGAGTCGGTATAAACCATCCAATCCAAAGAAATATAACGGCAATCCTAACAATATTGTATGTCGTAGCAGTTGGGAGCGTCGTTTCTGTCAATGGTGTGATAAGAATGATAACATAATCTCATGGGCATCTGAAGAGATGAGTATCCCATACATATCTCCAAAGGATAACCGTGTTCATAAATATTACCCAGACTTTCTTATTAAAGTAAAGGAAAATACAAATAGAATTAAAACCTATGTGGTCGAAGTAAAACCAAAGAAACAAACTCTTCCACCAAAGAAAAAGAAAAGGATAACCAAAGGATACATCTATGAATGCACAACCTATGCAGTTAACCAAGCAAAGTGGAAGGCAGCAAGTGAGTTCTGTAAGGACAATCGTATTAACTTTAAGATAGTAACCGAAGATGAATTAGGAATTAAATAATGCCAAGAAAGACACTACAACAAAGAAGAGAAAGAGATGCTGCTAGGTCTAATCCAGACCCCGCACAGTTTGCTAACCGTATTGAACCTATTAAGCAAGACCTAGAGTCATCAAACGACCCAGAAGATTTGATGTTGATGATTATGGATGCTCTTAATGATACTGTGACACCTATACCAGACGTAGGAAAGTTCTATACCTTTGTATATAATGCTAAGACTCCTGGGAAACAATACGACCAACACCCATTGATTGCTTGCACAGAATTAAAATCTTGGGGGTTCAAAGGAATCAATTATCACTGGCAACAATCAAGGAATTATACCTGGAATGAACTTGCAGGACAACTATATGTTGTGGAATGGAATGAACTTGATGACCTATTGGCCGTTCCTTATGCAAAATACCTCCTAAATAGATAAAAAAGTTGTATAAATGGCCGAGACAGCAACAAAAACTATAACAAGTGCAATGGCTCCTGTAGTCACTGGTTCTGGCAAAAGCAAACTTACTAGTTATATTGCTACTAAAGTTACAGGTCCTGTGAAAGATGCTTCTGGATTAACATCGTTCCTACCAGAAATAGTACAATATGATAAAGCCACTGGTGGTGGTCAAAAGACTATTGGATCAAGAGATGCTGCTACTGGAAAGATAACTTGGAATGATAATGCATCAGCAGTCATAAAAGCAAATACAGATATATTTAAAAAAGCATCTAATAGTCAGATGCTATCTATAGAGAAATCTCTTACATCAAATGCCTCAGAAAAAGTAGGTCTTAATAAAGCATCTGGTTCAACAAACCAACAGATTTCTAGTGGGAATGGTAGTAGTGGTGATACTTCATCTTCTTCTGCAGGGAATAGTTCAGGTGGTGGTAATCAAGTATCTGGAGAAGGTGAAGGAAGAAAAAGTTATTCAAAAAGTCTTTGCTATCCAACAACACTGAAAAGAACTCAACAAGATACACTACGAATATCAGTCTTAAAACATAAACCATCCACAATGAAAGGTCTTGGATTTGAAAAGAGAACTCCTGGAAAGGCTATAGGTGCTGTTACTCTTCCAATCCCAGGTGGAGTCGGTGATAAAAATGCAACAGCTTGGGGACAAGGAACTATGACTCCTGTTCAAATAGCAACATCAAATGCTGTTAAATCTTTCTTAACTGAAGATGCGAATGCTGCAATGGAAGACGCAAAGGAATCACTAGGAGTTCTACAGAAGAATCCAAAAGATGTAAAGACTGGTTTAGCTGCTATGTTCACAAACCAACTAACTGGAACGAAAGATATTCTTGCAAGAACAGAAGGAGCAGTAATGAATCCCAATATGGAATTACTTTTTAGTGGTCCTTCATTAAGATCATTTACTTTCAGTTGGAAATTAAGTCCCAGAGATGAAAAAGAAAGTATGGTTATTATGAGAATCATTAGAATGTTTAAGCAATCTATGGCAGCGAAGACTACAAAGTCTCAACTGTTTTTGAAAGCACCTAACACATACAAGTTACAATTCGTCAGTCCTTCTGGAATGAAAGGAACACATAGATTCCTACCAAAGGTAAAAGAATGTGCCATGGTTGACTTTGGTGTTAACTATACTCCTGACGGAAGTTATATGACTTATGATAATAGTTCAATGGTTTCTTATGAAATGGCAATGTCTTTCCAAGAGATAGAACCAATATACAATAGTGATTATACAGAACTAGATGGTGACAGAGACCAATCAATAGGTTACTAAGATGCCAAAACCTTACTTCGAAAACCTACCAGATTTTGAGTACGTTAATCGTACTGATGATGGAAAGCGTATATCAGATTATACTACAGTTAAAAATCTCTTTAAGAGAGGAAAACTTAGAGAAGATATCTTCCAGAACACAACGTTCTTTGAAAAGTATCAAATAATAGGTGATGATCGTCCAGATAATGTTGCAGAGAAAGTTTATGGAGATTCATCTTTAGACTGGGTGGTACTTTTATCTAATAATATTATTAACATACAAGAAGAGTGGCCTTTATCTCAAGCAGGGTGGGACACATACCTTCTAGAAAAATATGGTAGTGATTATGATACCTTATATAATGGGGTTCATCACTACGAATCTAATGAAATTAAGAACAGTCAAGACGTTGTAATCTTTCCAGCAGGTATACAAGTTGGTGTAGCACAAAGTGTAAGTTACTGGGACCAAGGAAGTGCTAAACAAGTTACTGTTAATCCAATATCAAAACCAGTCACTAACTATGAGTATGAAAATAATTTAAACGAAGAAAAGAGAGGTATATATCTACTTAAATCCATGTATCTAAACATCGTCTTTGATGATACAGAAAAAATGATGAGATACAAAAAAGGATCTACTCAGTATGTGAGTAAATCCTTAAAACGTGCTGAAAATATCAGACTATATGAGTAACTAACTTTCTGCTAGTTGCTGGAAGTATTTGTATGCATCATCCTCATCCGCACTTGCTGATGCTACTGGAGCAGCAGCGACTGCTTCTTCTGCCTTGCGAGTTTTGAAGTCAGGAGTATAAGAACGAGCATTGTCCTCATTAGAAACCTCTTCATCTACACGACGTGCAGGAGGACGACCCTGACCTAAGACATACTTAAGTCTCTTCTCAAGAGCATCATATGTCTTGAATTGGTCTGGAGCAGTGACTGCAGTAAGAGAATACTGCTTCTTCCATAATGCTTCTAATGCATCATCATCTTCAAGAAGTGGTGATACTGCATCGAACTCTGACTTGTCATAGTTCCAGTAACCATCCTTCTTAACAATCTTCAACTTAAAGTTTGCACCCTGCCAAAAATCAAACGGATTGATTGGACTTTCATCCTCAAATTCAGGTTGCATTGACTCCATTACCTTGTCAAAGATCTTCTTACCGTACTTAAACAGGAAGACCTTACCCTCATTTTGAGGATTAACTTGGTCTCTTACAACATAGATGTTGCTATAATATGATAACTTACGCTTCTGTTTACGAACCGTATCCTTATCTGCTTCGTTGCCACTGTTCCATAGTTCCCTGTTATAATCAGAGACAGGATCTTTACCACCAGTAGTAGTTAAAGAGTTCTCAATATACCACCCACCAGGGCCTTGAAAGGCATGTGAGTATAGTTTTGCCCATGGAATGTCCTCGCCATCTGGTGATGGTAAGAAACGAATGACAGCATAACCGTTTCCGGTCTTGTCTAACTCTGGTTTCCAGAGACGCTCATCGGCACCTCCACCAGTAGTATTCATTTTCTCTACTTCCTTAACTAACTTTTGAGTTAAAGATCCTAGAGAGGATTGCTTTTTTAAATCAGCAAAAGACATTTAGATTACCTCGGATTTAATTAGATTTGGCTTTTGTTTGTACTCTGTTACTATATCAGTCCACTTCATTCATGTCAAGTTGTTTTTTCATAAGGTCAACCATCTGGGACATTTGCCCAAACATGAGATTAATATCCATATCTTTAGGAAGTCCCATCATTGTAGCAGACTCTCGGATATCCTCCTTCATCTTCGTCGCTTCTGGGTCATCAGATAAACTCAACCTAGCATAAAGAATCTTTTGTTTATCGATAAGTCTTTCCAGAATTTCGACGTGATAAATTTTATCCTCATCATTCATATAGTGAAACTTCATGACATTGGAGTAAACTTCTTCTTGAAGTTCACTAATTTCTGCCATTTCTGCTCGGACTATATCGGACTTAAAGAAACTCATTCACCACCCTCTTGTGCAACAACTTCAACTGTTCCAGTTTCAGGTGCTGGTTCTGGGGTTACTTGACTCTCTGCAATCTGTTGTAACACATCGATTGCACCAATGAGTTTGAGACGAGTCTCCTCATGGGTAACAAGTTGTGCCTTCAGATTTGCAAGAACCTCTTCATTACTAAGAGCTGCCATGGATTACTACCTCCTTAAGAATTTTTTTGTAACGGGGTACATTAATATTTAGGAAGGGTCTGTATTTTTTCACCCTCCTACTGACGGTTTCCCACACTGGATCTTTTAGATCCTTATCAAAGTTTTTACCGTATCCAAATATTCTATCACATATTACCATACTTTCCAAGCTTATATGTCCACCCAAATACTTTCTTAATATAGGAGGATGTCCTTTACTACAATCAAATACCTCATCAACTTTAATATCTGTAAACAACTCTTCTACTTCTTCCTTAAAGACATACGATAGTGACTGAACTTTCTTCTGCCAATCTTGATACCTACCTTCTCCTTCCTTTATCATCTCTCCTATCCATAATGATTCTGGATCAGAACAAGATGTAAAGTTAGCAACAAAAAATTCTTCTACTTCCTTATCACTCTTCTGTCTTGCAAACTTTTCAAACCAAAACCTATCCTTTCTCTTATAAAATGCCTGATTCGTTGCTCTAACCTTACCACGATACTTCTGATAGTCATAGTTATCTTTCGTGAAGTGATTCTTCATCGCAAGGTAACATTTATATGCATCAAAGGCCATCATAAAAAAGTAATAAGGTAGTTTTTTTGCCGGGAATTTTTACCCCCTTTTATGGAATTAAAAAACCAATTTCGCACGGCTAGTGCGTCTCAAAAAGTTTAACTCTTGTGCTTCGTATTTAATTTTTTCTTTGAGGGGTTTAGATATAAGTTTAGGAACTGATTCTAAATCAATGGAGTTTAAATCACAGAAGTAAACAATAGCATCAATATAATTCATGCTTGTATGTGTTTGCACAAGACTTTCAATCTCTTGCGCGAACCTTGCGGGACAAAAGAACTTGTCCTTCAAGGCTTGTTCTAGTTCATTCTCCATTGTCGGACCCAGTATGGTGAGATACAAATTCTTTTATATAGCGTACTAATAATTTAATATAATCCCCTTTGTTTCTTTTGTCAAATACTTCTACGTCACCACCAGGGGTTACCATAATAGTAATGAGTTTTGTCACAGGAATTTCTGTTAATTCATAATACGCTGCTGCATAAAACATTTCCTGAACGAAATAGTTTTCCATCCATTTCTCAGGTTTAATCTTTTCTGAAGTCTTAAAATCTATTACGGCAAGTTCACCGTCGTATTCTGCTATACAGTCAACCCTACCTGCAAGACCAAGATACTCAGAGTAAAGGGTTCTTTCT